TCATTACCGATAGTAAAATAATTATTAACAGGAGCACTTAATATTTGTTGGTTAACTCTTACAATCATATTGCTTTCGTTTGGTAAAGTTATTCCAATAGGATATGTTAAAGTATATGTTGATGAGCCTGTTGCGGTAATTCTTTCAGTTTTTGTAGTTGCAAATGTTTGTTGATTGCCGCTAACAATAATAAAATTAATTAATTTTCCTACAGCAGGTGGTGTTATAAATCTAATTCCAATAGCATTAGTAAATGTGTATGTACTATCAGTTTTAAATAAATTTGCAGGAGTTGAAATTCCGTCAACATATATTAAACTAGTAACAGGAGTAACCCATGGTGCTTGAGTTATAAATTCTGTTGTAACACCGTCACCAACAAAATAATCTAAATCTAAAATATTAGTACCGTTGAATCCAACACTAAAAATTGTTACCAACTGTCCTGTTGAAAGAATACTATTTCCAGACGGAGTAAATGTTACTGTTCCGTTTGTATAATCTATTGAGTAGTCGGTTCCGTACGTTTGAATATTATTACCTAATTTTACAATTAATGCTCGAGGACTATTAGGAGTTTGCCCAATGCTGTATGTATTAGTAATACCGTCTGTAATCTGTGAGTTTACTTTTATAGCGGCAGAACCTGCTTGTGATTTATCATAAACTTTAATAGATAATGCATCAACAACTTGTCCTGGAACAACTTCTTCCGGTGCTGGACTTGAAGTTGGGGTTACAAATCCATCTCCATCAACAACTATGTCATCTGCGGCAATACCTGTAGCAGTTGAATAAGTTAAATTTCCGCCATCCATTGATGTATCGTAATTTGCATCAGGGGTTGAAATAGAACCGTCGCTAGTAGATTCTCTTAAAATAAATTCATCTCCTGGTAATACTGTAAATGTTGCAGGGATTTCAATTACATTAGTTGGAGAGTCATCAATAATTCCTCCATCAATAATTGATAATTCAACAGTTGATGCTGAACCGCCGTCGTCTACTCCACTATATGATGAAATTGTCAATGTTGCGCCACCGGCACCACCTTCAACTACGTTTGTAATTACACTAACGCCAATAACCGGAGTAGGAATAATAGCATTAGTGTTAATTAATTTCCAATATCCTTGAGCAAAATCTATACTCCATGAAGAAGCGGCAGTGTGTGCAGTCTTACAAATATAAGAAATACTATTGTAAAGAACAAGATCATTAACTGCATACACAGTGCCAGTAGCCCAGTTTTGTGTGGCGGACATTCCATAATAAGGATCGTCTAATCTTACTGGTGGTTTTTGTCCAATAATATTAATTGTACTTCCAGAAGCGTATGCTTCTAATAATTGAATAGTTCCAGATGCATTAATAACTACGTCTGTTGGTTCTACTAAATTTTTAGTAAAGTTTATATTTGTTCCTGGAGTTATTGTTGAATAAAGTACTTGATTTAAAGTAACAGACGTTGAAGAATTAACTGCTGTCACAGTAGTACCGTATGCAAAAATTGTTCCGTGAGCAGTTGAGGCTGTCACAACATCGCCAACTGCTAATCCAGTAGTATCAGACACAGTTAAAACAAATCCGCCTGCTAAGTTAGAGAATGTTATTAATCCGCTCGGAGCAGTATCTGCTACGTTATCAATAGTTAATGTTGTTGAGTTAACTACATTTACAACTTTTTGTCTTCTAGAAAAACCAGTTCCACTTACAATCATTCCTGGAACAATTCCAGTAGTATCCGATACTACTAATGTATAGCCGCTACTAATAAATGTTATACCGTTAACAATTTGACTTGGAACATAAGTTGCGGTAATTGCTGTTGTTTGAGTAACTGTTACAACATTAACGGATACATCTAATAAAGATAAATCGTAAGCATATTGCAACGAAACTCCGTCGGATACGTAAGAAGTTGTTATCAATCTTGAGAAATAAATGTTGATCGCTGTTCCATTAGCAGGTGTATATGGCAACGTAAACACGTGAGTATTACCTGTAACTTGTACAGAATAATCTTTAAATGTTGCAGGTCTACTATCCCATGCATCTGTTAAGTACGGAGCAGAACCCCATCCGCCGGCTACATCAAAACCTAAACCGCTGACTACAACACCGCCGTAATCAACTCCAGTCATTAACTGTCCTAAATCTTTTCCTAACTGTCCAGATGCTGGATTATAATAGTATTGAATACGATCGACCGCTGTTAATACTGACGGTGCTTTATTGTATTTGACAACTATTGTTGATCCAGTTGCCGGAGCTGAGGCAAACGTAATTTTACCTGTATATTGTGTATATCCAGATGCAGTTGAGCTTACTACTGACAACGCATACAATTCTCTTAAAACAGGAATACCGTTAACTGTAACACTAGATTCTCCTGCACGAATGTCTGGTGCCCAAGTTAACACATACTGTAGTTTAGAACCAGTACCAGTAAATGAATCAACTTGTTGCAAGTTTGCTAGGTAATAAGTTTGGTTAACACGGTCAAAACGCAACTCAGTTGATGTTGAACGTACAACGCTATTTCCAATAATTGCAACTGCTTTGGCTGCTACTCCGCCTTTATCTAATCCACCATAAAGCGTTACGCTCGGCGCACTTAGGTATCCGCTACCAGCACGACCGTATGTATCAATGTTTGTTAATAATATTCTATTAACTACTCCGTTAGTAATAAATGCTTTAGCCGTAGCTGGAACAGAATTTGCACCAGTTGGCTGATCAATAATTACTACTGGAGCACTAGCATAGCCGCTACCACCACTGACGATTTTAATTTCAATAATGCTAAAACCAACATTGTCTAACCAAAACTTCCAAGGATAATTTTGTATTGTTGGATCTACAACACTAATACTGTTGTTAATAAATGTTGTCTCAACTGGTTTAATTTTTGTATTTGAATAATTAGGTTGTAAGTCAAAGTCTGTTACTGCTGATTGATTAGTATCAATGCTAGTATATTGACTTACATATTCTCTAATTTTAGTTCTATAAGGTTTAACTTCTGCAACATAATCTTGGAAATTACTTAAATTATCAACAGGATAGTTAACTGGTTGGGATAATTGTCCAACATTATGAGTAGCACGGACAAAACTAGTTTTGAACGCCCAGTCAATAAACGGCTGTTCGCTGTGCGCATATCTTAAACCGTTTAAGAATAAATCTAAATAATTTTGTTTTAGATCGTTTATTAAAATATTATTTTTTATAGTGTTAAGTATAATTCGTAATTCAGCACTAGCTTGAACGTCAAAGTTTGATGTATTAAAAATGCTAGAGTCGTAACCAATATCAGTTCCTGCAAACTCATACAAGTTAGTATTAAATTGAATTGTTCCGTCTTGAATTCCTACTACGCGATAGCTTTGTGTCCAGTCTACAGAAACAACTGAAGAGTATCTATACAACAATACCCACTTGTTTGCATTTCCATTTAATACTTTAACTAATTGTCCATTACCAATAGTGTTATTTCGTGCTTGATTAAAGAATATATCTTGTGTAGTATTCAAATCAACAAAATTGTTAACAGTAATATCAGGAGCACTAAACTGACTGAATCCTGTTTCATACCAGTCCATATAAGACCAATATTTTCTAACATCGTAACCTTGTGTTAATACTTTAGAATATTGTTTACTAATGGTATTATAAGAATAAATGCTCCATGTGTCAGATGAAGTACTGTCACTGTTTACTAGCACAGAGTAACTACGAACTGAGCATTGTGTACCGCTATTATATCCAGTACCGCCATTGATAATAGTTGCACCTGTAATTTCACCTAACGCATTGATTGTTGTACGTACTACTGCACCTTCACCTGATCCAATAATAGTAACGTAAGGAGCATAAACATATCCTTTGCCTGAATTAATTACCGTAATTCCAGTAATGCTACCATTAGTAATAATTGGTGTTAGTACCGGTACTGAGAAATAACCAATACTTGCAAATCCTAATTCTTCATAAGTATCAACAATCTTATCATATAATCCATATATTGGATTAGGGATAGGATCATAAGATTCTAAAGAACTAATATCTTTCAATTCTGTAGTTTGATATGTGCTTAATGTTGTATTAACACTTTCAATAAATTCTTTTAATGCCTCAATACGGTTCACAAACATACTCTGGCGAGGACGATTTTCAATACCGTAACGTAATTTAATAGGTAAAGTTGGATCTGGCACTGAACGACCGCCTTCGTCAATACCGCATAAACTATCAAACCATTTTTGTTCAATAACAGCTGGAAGGTTAACAAGTGTATCATTACTGATTAATTTCCATTGGCTGTGAACATTTTGATCTGTTTTATCGATTACCCAGTATTCAATAGCAAGAATAACTTCAGTACCTTTTAAATATCCAGCGGCATTTACTAAACTAAATGTATCAACTCCTGTAATCGCTAAACATGTATAACCTTGTGCTCGTGGATTAGCAATTAATAGTGAAACATCATTTGCGGCCATGTTTCTACCGCTAGTTGATGCTGGAACTATTTTTCTATTTTTAACCCAGAAATAATATGTATTTCTAAATGTTTTACTAATGTTATCGTATACTTGTGTTACGCTGTAAGCTGAATTACCATATAAACTTGTTCCGCTGATACCGATAGCAATTCCTGACGGAGTGTCTGCTAAATTATCCCAATTAGATGGCAATAAGTTAGTTGAAACCCATTCGTAAATATCAACGCTTGCGCCTTCTGCTAGTGTATTCCAAGCACTGTTTCTATAAGATGGATCATTAAAATTATTTTCTAAGAACTTGGTAGTTCTTAAATCCCACCATAATTGTCCAACAGGTATATCTGCCCAGAATTCATTTGTATTTAGAACAACACCAGCAGTGCCGTCGCTGTACGAGTAACTTGCTGGATCATAGAATGTTTGATATGTAATTTCTTCTTGTGCAGGTCCTGGAATCTTTCCTTGTAGAGGATCAACAATATCAAGATATGTTACTAGTTTTCCTAATGTTTGATCATACAAGAATGCTTTTCTAATTTTATTAACATCAGGTACTACATCTTGCTGTTCATAGATTGACCAAGAATATGTGTCATTCTGTTTTCCATAACTATAAACTTGTCCTGATGCAAGACTTTGATCAGATGCATTAGGTGCGCTAACAATTACTTGGTTAGCACCTACTGCAAATCCTGTTCCGTAACCATCGCTAGGAAGATTTTCTGATTCTAAACTTTCACTGAATACCCAAACATTGTGATATTTGTCATATATATCTACACGCCCACTATTAACTTCTACTGTTAAGAAATTAGTAGAGCTCTTATCAAATGTAGTAGTATCATTATCAAATGTAGTTGTAATAGTGCTATCGCCATTTTTACTATAAACGACAATAGTAGTATCATCCATAAACGCTATCTTATTACCAAACAAACCGTTTGTTTCAGGTTGATGATTAACTAAAGTTTGTGACGAAGTGTATGTACCATTGCTATATTGATAAACTGTAACATTACCTTGTTGGCTTACATTACCTGATGTGTCGTCAGATGCGGCAATGTATGTGCCGTCCGGTGATATTGCAATAGCTTTTCCAAAATATGCATCGCTTCCAGTTAATACTTGTATTTCTTCTAAACCATTACCAGTATTTTTATAAATGTGAGCAGTGCCAACGGCAGTAATAGCAAGTGTGCTAGCATCTGAACTTATTGATAAATTAGATCCTAATGCATTTGTACCAGTACCAACATAATTTTCTGTCCAGTCATATGCCCAACTATTTGTTATAAATTGAAGCATACCTGAAGGTATAACTCCAGTGTCAGGTGTTCCACTTAGTTCTAATGTAGTCTCACTTAACACCGCATCCACTGTTTGTCCGCTAGTAAACCCAACACCGCTAACAATCATTCCAACTCGAATTCCGTTAGTTGATGTAACTGCTAGTGTACTGTTAATACTGCCTACAGGATTGTATTGTGTTTCAACACGCACTGTACTAGAGTATGATAATTTGTATACTCGACCTGCGCCATTATTATAACCCACAGCACCAACATACAAGGTATTGTTACCAAAAATAAGACTAGATCCAAATTGTTCATTTGCGCTTGGCAAAGGACTTATAATAGTATCAACTAAATTATAATTGTTATCTAAATCTTTTAAGTAGATGCTAATTACACCTTGATTTGCTAAACTTGAATCAGATCCTTGTACTTGATTTACATCAACATAAGGTACTGCATACCAGTAAGTAGTATTAGTTGTTGGAGTGTTAATAGGAACTGCTCGGTATGCTTGATAGTAAGAATAATTATTTGTAGAATTTTGTACAGCCACAACACTATTAATAGCGTATGTTGAGCTAGAATTGTAAACGCCTTTATAATTTGTTCTTGCATAGCCAGCATTAGGACTACCAGTTACTAACCATGTTCCATCCGCACTTATTGCGGTTACTGTAGCAACTTGATCAGCATTTACTATGCCGTTCTTTGATATAAAAGGCTCTAACAAATGTCCTCTTGCTTCCCATTTAACTGAACGACCCACTTTATCAAAAATAGATACCGTGCCTTGACTATTGCTAACTGCTAATATAGACCCTTGTGTGTTAATTGACAAACTAGAACCAAAATTAAAGTTAGTAGACGGTGTTGCATTTGGAATATTTTGTGTGGCATAAACAGAATTGTATTGCCATACTGCCCACTTTCCGCTACCGTCATCATCTGTCCATATTAAAGTTTTAGGTTTTAAATGTGATAACAATAACTTGTCTAATGTATCCATAGAACTAGTGCGTTGAGTAGTTAATACATAAACGACTACTTCACTTGTATTTGTAAATGGAGACGGAATTGTTATTGCAGTTGGTGTTACTACTGTAAATGAATTTAAAGAAACACTTGCTACTTTATAAAATCCTTTAATACTTGCTACTTGATCTAATCCAATATAATCTCCAGCTTTTAGAACTATTAGATTTTGTGTAGTCAAAGTTAATGTTTTAGTGTCAGTTGAGTAACTTACATTAAGTACACGGATTTGCAAATCTGTAAATCTGTAGATATTCCATGTGTTTTCGCTAAATGCAGTCCAAACATATTGACCATTACCTAATAAAGATACATCATAATTAAGTATATCTGAAATATATCCTAGTTTAAATGTCACATCAATAGGGTTTACATATCCTGCACTACGCAAGACTGGATCAGGATTTTCTAATACAGGGAATGGTTGATTATCATACCCTAAAGGTTTAACATAAATTTCATTAGGAGTTAATTGATTAATAACAGTACTAACTTTATTATTTTTTCTAGTAGTTAGATAATATCCTTGAGGATTATTTTTATATTCATTTTGATCAATAACAACTTCAAAATTTTCAAACGCTTTTGCCGCACCATATTGTCCAACACGGATAGCCCACTCTTCATAGAAAGTTAGACTTTCTGTTCCGTCATTGCTCAATACATTAAACAAATGATTCAATACATTCTGTGTACCTTTATCACGAATCATTCCTTGGAAGAATTTAAATTCGCTAACTGGGTCTTGAATAATATTGTCTAAGTATTGACGTGTTTGATAACCAATTAAGTGTTGAGCAAACTGCTGTTGCTGAATATTAAAATTATCAATGTCAAGGCCGTAAAAATCTATAAATTGTGTAGCAGTATTTGTCCAGTTAGGTAATAGCTGTGCAGTTGGTTGATTTTTTAATCTTAACCATTCCACAGAGTTAAACACTGACGCACCTGCTATAAATTTATTGGCGCTATAATAATTTCCTTGATAGGAAATAATATCAGCCATGTTATAATCTTGCCATGGTTGCCAATTTTGTACTTTAGCACCATCATATATAAATCCAGGAATATCTAATCCGCCGTACCATCCTTCAGTTACATAACCTGAAACTTTAATACGCTCTCTGCGATATCCGCTTGGTGGATTATATATAACATCGTTGAAAATATCTGTATTGTCTATAATTACTACATGTTCATTTTGTATTAAGTAAAAACTAGCACAGTAAATTCCAGCAGTTCCTCGAGGACTATAACTTACAACATTGTTTTCTCTATAACTATCTAACTCACTTGGTTGTAAAGGTGTGCTGTCTACTTTAAATATTTCGTATTTGTTAAACGGATTACTGATATTATCAACTACTGTTAAGTCAGTTGTAAAAGTAATTTTATTTGCAGACGGACTCAAACTAATTACACTACTGCCTACATTGCTTAATCCAGGCAATGCTATCCATTGTGTAGTATCAAATGTATCTAACTCAGGAATATTATACTGAGCACTGTAGTATTCGCCATTGTATCGAACTATAGTTCCGTAACTATACAGTTGGTTTGGTAACCAATCAGTCCATAGTGTTTGTCCACCGGCCCAATTTTGTGTAGTCCAGAACATAAATTCTTTTGCACTAGTTGACCAGTTGGTAACTGCATTTAAATTTCCATTGAAGTCATCAAATACGAATCCTTGGTCAATTAAATATTGTTCATATCCTAATAAGAAATCTACAACTTCTTGTACAGTAGCAAATTGTGTTCCGTAAGGAGCAACATTTAAAGTATTTTTATTCCATGTGTCTCTAAATATTGCAGTAACTCCGCCCACTATTGGAAGGCTGGGCAACTGAGTAAACATTGTTTTGTCAAAAGATACGCCTGCTACATTTTTAACAGTTGTTCTATAATATGCATTTCCATATTGTACTACTTGCCCAACAATATATTGTTGTCCTTGTGTCCAGGTTGCAACGCTTTCAGAAATTCCGCCTATGTTAATAGCAGTTCCTGATGAAATATAACTGTAATAATTAAAGTAAGGTTGAGATTTGCTATAACCTTTAACTTCAAATCCTGTAGATAATTTTGTAATAACTACACCACTGTATGTGATTTTTTTAGTAGGGTTTGAAGAATTTAAAAATACTTGATAACTTTCTTTTGGAATAAACACACTACCAGTTGCTGACGGAGTTTTACTTTCAAGCAACAAATTAAATTGATTTTGATTTGTAAATGATCCAACTCTGTAACTTAATTGTGGAGTAATTAATTTTAAATCAGACTGATAAGAATTGTAAGAATTTTGATTGTTACTAAAAATAATATTTAAAATAAGATCAACTACGTAATTTACAATACCAGCAGTTTGCACTCTAGTTGTACTAGAATAAATGCTTGGAATTAAAATATCCGAAGGTTGAATACGTAAATTAGTATCTTTATAAACTAGTTGTCCGGCTTTGTTACGCACAACTCTTGATCTATCTAACAATAAACCAAAAGTTTTTGCAGGAGTCAATAGCATTGAAGAAATTATTACACCAAATGGATAGTAACTACTACGTCTCCATGCGGCTTCTATTGGGCTTACATCGCCAAATACAAAATCGTTTCCAGTGCTTTCTGTTATTACACCTTGTGCTAATCCAGAACGAATAGGACTTAATAAATCACCGTTCTCATTAACTGGCAAATAATTTAATAAAAATGGTCTAGCATATTTGTCTACAGTAATAACAGGAACGCCGGGTTCTCTTATAGTTCCAGTAGATAAGTCTGTCCATAAAATTAAGTTATCGCTAGTATATGGAGCAGGTCCGTATACAGAAGTCCACCAAGATGGTTCAGTACTAAATCCTAACATCTCCCAAGGACATAGATGTGGACGATCTGTATCTAACATCCAACGATATATGCCTCTCCAGAATCCGGGAGTAGCGGCTTGATTTGGAGCAGAATCGCCTGAATAGTTATAAGTAAACGTGTTTGAACGATCATAACTTAAAGGTTTAGTAAAGTCAACTCCAACTAAACCAGCCCACTGATAAAAATTAGGTGCAAGTACTTGATTAAATTCTGCAAGAGAATAATCATTAGTTCTGCTGTATCCAGGAATGATGTCGTTTACATCAAAAATATTTGAATCGTATTTTACTTTAATATTATTGTAGATTCGTAATTCTAGTTCTAATATTAATGCATCTCTGTAGTCACCGTAAGCGGCAATAATACTGCCATCGTGTCCTTGTATTACTTCAATTGGATCAAGTAAAGTAGTATCTAAATAAATCTGTGGGATATATGCAGGCCATAAACCTAATTTAGTAGGAGTTGCTGGAACAAAACAACCGTCAGTTGATTCATATTCAACTGTGGTAATTGTGTCTCCGTTATTCATTGCTACGCTACTAGATATTTCTATAAATCCTTGACTATTAAATGTATAATCTCTTTGATATACCAATTGAGATCCATTTAAATAAACGCCAACTGCTTTATTAGATAATGTATCTAAAGAAAATGCGTTAGACAATGGATATGTTTTTATTCTATAATCAACAACAGTTAAATCAGTAGAAACATTTGCTCCGTATGGAACCATATCACTAAAATAGTAAGGTGCAGTATTAGGTCTGTTTGAATTAATTTTTTGCATAATTAATTCAATTAATTGAACAGTATCACCGTCAACACCTAATGAGCTAGCAATTTCAATAAAATTTCGTTTGAAGCTATTATAATCATCTCTAGCAGTTTCTAGAGCCTTGATAATATTATTTGTTTCTGATGCAATATGATACATTGCAAGACTTAGAGGGCCGCTGTGTTGTACAAATTTTGTACCATATTGAGTAATGTTACCTAAATCTCTTAAGTTTCCATCGCCTGGAAAGACTCCTAAAAATTCGTTAGAAGGCAAATTATCAATTATACTAGACACATGGTCAGTAACTTCACCTAAAGTAAATGTACCAATATCTGCATTTAAAGGATTGTTTTGTAAATTAGTAGGTATTTCGTAATACCCATTAGAGTTAACTGGCTGACTAGCAAAAGAACGAATTGTTAAAACATCTGTTGTTTTAATAGATGTGTTTAAGACTACGGTATAATAGGCGGTACCTTTTACTAATGTCCACAAAGTTGAATCTAATCTAATTCCATTTACATAAATTTTTACAGTTAAATCACTAAGATTATTAACATCATCATAAATGTCAATATTAAAATTATTTGTTAATCCAGAATTTTTATAGATTCTTACAGCGGCTTGTAATGTTGTAGTATTACAAATTTGCCAGCCGTTTACATATACAGGATTTCCTGCGTAGTCAGAACTAACTAAGTATCCAGCCGCTACTTTACTAGTCATTAGCTGAGAACTTAATTTGTAATCAAAAGTATCAGTTGCTAAATCAAACTGAAATACTATATCTCCAATATTAGCAACGTTTTGATAGCTTAATGGAAATCCTAATACAACATCATTGACACCGGTACCAACTGCATAAGAAAATAATTTAGTACCTGTAAAAGTAGATCCGGTGTATACAGAAGTATCTCCATAACTTACACCATTGTCATCTACTATATCAAATAGCGGTGCTTGATTAGTTGATGTTTTTTGTTGTCCTTTAACCCAGTTGCTACCGTTATACCAGTACATTAAACTTTGATTTTTTGCCCCTTGTAAAACTAACGCTGATTCATTCAATGTTGGAGAAGCAATTTGTGTTAATGTTATTTGATTGTAGCCGTTGATGTTAACAACTCCTACTTCGTAAATATTATTTTGTACAAGAGGATCGGTATCTGCTAAGAATATTATTTTTTGTCCGTGTACTAACGGAACACCGTCAATATTATAACCACGTGATCCTTCAATAGTTGAAAATACGTTAGTAGTAAAATCATCAACTAAATCAATATCAATGATTGCCGTTGTTCCCATATTGAACAATTTAAGATCTGCTTGGAATTCAATAATTGGTCTAGTTGCTCGAGCTGTTTGATCTAATGAAATTGAATCATTGTTATACAAAGCTGACGCTGATATTACATCCTTATGGAACCAACGATTGTAACGACTCCATGGGTTATGATCTCGGCTGGCACGATTAATAACTACATAATCTTGCAATGTAGCAAAGCCTGTAGCATCATCAAACGGCTGTGTATCAAATGCCGTCGCGTCAAATTCTATTGATTCATTTGTAGTATAAGGACTAACAATTTCTAAAATTGTTTCAGGTATTAATTTTATAGCAACACCTACTCCTTCAACATAAAAATTGCCTTTAGAGTAACTAGCAGGTGTAACGTTTCCTCCAAAAGAAACTTTCATTCCGTTACTTAATTGTGTGCCATCGTTTAATTTATAAGACTGTTTTCCAATTACTTCATTTTCAACATCAATAGCAGAATTATCTTTGTAATCATAAATTTCAATTGCACCGCCTAAGTATGAATCTGATTCACTTTGATAGTATAAAATATCAGGTGCATCAATAGGTACGGTAAAAGTTAAGATGCCAGTTAAAACGGCATTATCACTAACACCTACAGTATAGCGATCGCCAGTTCCGGCAGTTCTTGATGTTTTAATACTAAATGGATTTGCTGGGCTTGTAATATTAAAATTATAAGTTTGTCCACGATATAATTTTATTGTAGGATTAAGATCAAACCCGTTAGGAGTAAACAAATACTCGTTAACATTACCCTCTGATTGAATTTCTACAGTATATGTACTGACTGCATTTTGTTGCTGTCCATAAATTTTAATAACATCTGGGCCATAAGGCATCCAATAGTAATCTTGGAAATTAACAAATTTGTCCCAGTTAATATGCGGATCCCAAGAATACATTTCTTGTTTGTTTAATCTTGCATGGTTACTAGTGTTAGCTCCAAATACAGTCAACTGATTGATATAGTCTTGATAGTCTTTAAAAAATGTTACATTGCCTAATGAATCTTTAATTACCATTCCAGGCTCTAATTGATAATTTTGTCTAGATGTAGTAGCCGCTGGAATATACACATCAGCACCAGTGGCTGCTTTGGCGTTTTCTCTTCCAATAAATCCACTAGTTTTAGTTATTGTACCTGGTTGAAATAACTGGTCAATAGTTGCTTGTAAGAATTTTTTATTCGCAGGAGTTTGATAAAAGTCTGGAAGAAAGTTTACACCTAGTCCGGTGTTACCCATTGGGATGTTGCCGTTTGTTGCCATTAACTATTTGCCCCATAATTTGCGCTAGTAATTTGTTGGCTAGCTACAGTTGCCGCTAACGCAGTTCCTGTTACAGTTTTAAGATTTGTTGAAGTTAAGCCTGATACTACTTGTATATTTGCTGTTGTAGCGCAACTTAAGAATATACTATTGTTAGGACATTTAATTTCAAATAGACTACCAAAGTATTGTCCTGTTTGTGCAGGAACAATAACAAACGTAATAATATCTGGTGCTAGTTGATTCATTACATAAGTTGATAATTCTGTAAAGTAAAATGTATCACCAAAGTCCCAGTTTTCAAGTGCAAAAAATTCATTAATTGCTGTTAGTACTCGAGCAGTAACATTTGCTGAACTTACTGCTGAACTAGGATTAATCATAACTTCAAATGTTGCTTGGAAATTAGGATCAGCTAAATTGCCAAACAACAATGTATAATTCACAGGATGGTAAACAATTTCATCACTAATAGATTTAATTAGATTTAAATTAGGTGATAGTAATGTGTTTAATTCATATTGACTTGGCGGTAATGGCTCAGTACCACTACCTCCAGTTGCGGCCCATTGTCTAAATGCAGTATCGTAACTATATGTCAACACATATACATCCATAATATTGCTTGCGCCTGGATCGATACGACTATCATAATCTGCACTATGAACATATTGGAAACGTAATCCATCACGGCCAACATAAACTTTATAATCTAATGTAGGCTGTAATTGTGAAGTAGTATTGCTTGGAACATATTGCATAACAATTTGTGTATCTTCAAAATAAAAATACTGTCCAGTAGTCCATTGACTTAAAGGATAAGATGCACTTATAGTACTAAAAATAATTACAGGTCCTGTTAATGGGTTGTTAACAACATACTTGTAATCTTCTTGTCCTGATGTTATTTCATATTTCTTTTCTACAATATATTTGTATGCAGTATTAGTTGATGGAGATACAATATCAATAAATTGTTGTGGATTATCAACTACTCCGCTATTAGTAGGATCTGCAAATGTTACTACAACTTTTTTAGGGTCAATATATCCATCTTGTCCAATGTATTCAGAAACTACTTGCCATGGATAATCAACTGTAAGTGGAAATACACTATCAGGTTGTGGATTAATGTTTAATACTTTCACTGTGTCAGTTACTGTATTAGATCCAACTATGTCATAAATTTTTACGCTGTCATCAAAATAAAATGTTACTTCTGCATCACTTTCAAAAATATAACGAACTGTACGTTCTGTAATTGTATAAGTTAAAGTATCGGTACTGAATAACAATATCCAACTAGCATCTAGTTGTGTGTTTGTGTTATTTCCTTGATATTGCAAATTAAAAGGTGTTGTAGTATTAAGATTTTGTTCAAATACAATTTGCCAGCTAGTTGAACTAGCATCATAGCGTAGACCAAATGTTGAGTTACTAAGAATTAAGTCAATCATCGATGTCTGAACACTTGCTGTTAGTGATGTTGAAAACTCAGGAATTACTTCTGAAATTACTGCTTTCTTAGGTATAACTTTGCTTAGTACAATTGGACCAAACCCAGTTGATAATGTTCCAGTGCCGCTTGCTGTTCCGTCACCGTTTACAGAAATTACTCTAGCCCATAGATATAATACTCCGTTTGAAGGAACTGCACTAGCTAATGATGGATTAGCAAATGTCACGTATGCATTATTTTGCTTTGTATTAAAATAACCGTAATAGTATGTAATTCCTGTAACACTATCAGTATATGAAGGCGCAGTAAATTTAATTAAAGCACCGGATGTAATAAATGATAAGTCTGTTAAAGTATATGAACCTACAGCAAATGGTGTGCCACTTGTTGTTCCGCCAATATATCCGCTAGATGAATTACTGTCTTTAGTAACTTGGTACCAAGAAACATTTAAACTAGCCGCAGTATAAGTTACAAAATTTGAATAAAAGAAGTTTCTAAGATTTGGATCTTCAAGGATAGGCAATACAGTATTATCAATAATACCTTGTACGTATGCGGCATCAACTTGAGTTCCTGATGCAGAAAAAGTTGTACCAGTTGTATATTCTTGTTGATATAATACACCGTCATCTGCAAATAAATTAGTACTACTATACTTGCCGGTAGGATCTGTTAGATCAAAATAACGACTAATACCACTTGATGTTCTGTTAATAGTTTTAACTTTAGCAACTTGTAAGTTGGCGGCCAACGGACTAATATTATAGTCCTCGCCGGTAATCATACGGTTTTGTGTATAATATGTTTGAGGAGCATTTTGTTTAATGCTGGCATTAGTTTCCGATGCTGTTGCATTAATTACAGAGCTTGCTAAACTTAAACTAACTGTTAATGTTTCAGGAGTACCTAGCGCAGAAGTATAAGGAATAGCCACAGATACGTTAACAATGTCTGCTGGATTAATTGTATAAGTTAATCCATTACTAATTCTATAATAAACTCTAAAGTTTCCGTTTGGCAATTCACCAAAGACACCGTCAGCAAAATTTAAACTAACAGCATCACCTACTCGTGTAGTAACTGCATATACTGTGCTGGTTGACTGATTAAGAGAATTATATATAACGTTGTTGCCTGTTAGTGCAGGAATATTTGTCCACAAAGTTGATTCAAGACCAGATGTTTGACTTAATTGATACAACCATACATCTGAGTTATTAATATTTTGTGTATCAATATCAATTGACTCATTAGTACTAGGATTAGTAATATTAAATGTGCCGGTGTTTAATGTACCTTGAGTAAAATTAAAAAAGAATCCTGTTCCTGGACTGCCAGCACCGTAGCCATCGTCTTTATAGATACATGCAATTTGATTAGCAATCTTAGGTGGTTCTTCATAGATAAATGTTTCACCTGTAAATGTAGTACTGGTTATTTCAAAATCCATTCCACGTCCAGCTACAGTTTTTGTAAACGAATATACTGGCACATCTGTGTTATTTGCATTAAATCTGTATTGAGCAGTCGGAGTTCCATAGATAGTTGCTGAATCTGCCGGGTTACCAAATTGCTGTGTTTGCGGGAATGCCGCATTTAAAATTCTAATAAATTGGTCGTACCAATTAGGATTACTGCTGTCGTTCCAAGAGATATATTGTCCAGCTAAATCTCTACCATTACTGTCAAGAACATTCTCTGTTGTTTGTACTGTTGTAAACTTTAACAAGCCTTGAGCCGCTACGTTTCTGCTGGCGTTATAGCTGATTAAACGTGCTAAACGTAATACGCTATCACGGCGCTCTGCTAATTCTAAAAAGTTTTCACGAGCATTTAAATCTGCACGAAAAGCAATATTTTGTCCAACATAAGCAATAAGATCAATTAGGGCAAGGTATTCGCTAGACTCGACATAATCGTTAAAATCTTCTGGAAAATTTGTACGGATATAATCAATCATCGTACGACGAAGGTTGTCAAAATCATAGCTTTGGAAATCTGCATTTCTAAAACTTTGATATATTTTTTGCCAATCTTCTGCAAGTAGCAGGTTATTTTGTCTTGATGTTGAACTCATGATTTGTCCTAATAAGTGTATTTATTAGTTTAAATTATGTGCGTATATTATATCGTTTGTGCGGTTAAACCGTTAGTTTGATCAAATTGAATTTGTAATTGTTCTTGCAAATTATACAAGACATACGTTAAAGTAGCTTCAATTTGTATGCCGTTATCATAAGTTGTAACAAATACATTACTGGCTTGTATACGCGGATCGCTGTTAACTATTTGATTAACATTTTGTAAAATTAATTCTCTAACATCCTCTGTTAGCGGTTCAAACAACAATTCCCAGATAACGCATCCATAGGTAGGATTCATTAATCTTTCACCCTGACGCACATGAAACTGATTAATTAAATCTTGTTTAATTAATTCAAAATCATACAAAGCAAAATTTTGAGTAGTAGTATTCACTGTACTAAATCCTCGGTACATACGAGGGCTAGAAACTGAATTTGTATTTGCTTTTGTTGTTATTACTTTCTTAGTGTATATGCTATTAACCATAATTATGCTCCAGATTGATTACTACTAGTCGTACCTTTGTATTTTGTAAACGTATCAGTTGCAGTGGTATAAACATTAAAATATTTTGGCACTAACTGATTGTTTGAATTTGCTGTAAATTTTATAGGTTCTGAATTTTCTCTATCTGTTGCACTATTAGTCATAAACAACGGATCTAAATTTTCATGTTGAGGCCAAGGTTCAACGTTTGGAATACGTTTCATAATACTTTTAATTTTATCGCCGTTAGCGTTATAGACATTATCAAATGTACTCAATACTGTTGCTGTAGATAACGAAGCATACTCTGAAACAACTGCTGTACCGCCTGATCCAGGTAATTGATAATATCCAGATGCGTTTTGTGTAAATTTTCCAAGTGCTTTGAGATTAGTATCTGCTTGTGAAAGAAAATTAAGATTTGTTCCGCTATTAAGATTTGTTGCTAATTTAGATGACAAATTAATTTTTCCAGTAGAGCTGACTTGTAAATTACCTCCAGTAACAATTTCAGTGTCTTTTTTACTTTCAATATGAACTTTACCAGGAGAAGTATTTCCTGTAGCTTTAATGTTTATATTACGACCTGCTTCCATGTTTATATCACGGTCAGCATAAAAATTCATATCTTGTTTAGTATGCACACTTATACTGTCTGCGGCAAAAATGTCAATTTTACCACTACTAGTCAACTCAATCCAAGTTGTTCCTTTAGCATTGCCAATGTAAATTAAATCTTCTGAATTATGTAAAAGAATTTGATGGCCGGTACGTGTTCTAATACGTACAAGTTCATTATGCGGTATTGTTTGATCGCCAGAAGGTGCTTGTTTATCTGGCAATGCTTCGATGGCTTCATAGACTGGTGGACCTGCGTTAGCTTTGGTCATTCTTATAAATTTATCATCACCGTCATCCATAACAAATGTGCTTCCACCTAAACGACTAAGCGGAGCATTATTAATTTGCCATTCTAATTTTCCTTGAGTTCCTCGTCTAGCACCAGCTGTTTTATCTAACGGACCTGGAGTGCTGATACCAAAAACCATACTAGGAGTTTCTCTTCGAGCACTACTTGTAGTAAGTCCTCTGATGTCATCAATTGACAATCCTTGACTTGCTAAAATTTTATAAAAAGGATGCTGTGGTTTTTTTAATAACTCTGGATCTTTAGGATTATTATTTTCTGGTATTAATTTATTATATTCTCCAGTTGGAGAACGACCTTGATGTGCTTCTGGAGTGTTACTATCGCCAGGTACAGTTTCTACTGTGCTTTGTGTTGCGGCAACTCCTGGTAACATAAAGTTCATAGCATCATCTAATACACATCCCATCCAATAGCCACGTTTTGGATCACCGTCAATAAAAAATATTACTACAGTTGTTCCTACATCTGGAGGAACCATCCACATGCCGTAACTTTGTTGGCTGTTAGTAAAATTGTTTGCGTTAGGATCAGTTGCTGTATCGCTAATTTTTGTTACACCGTAAAAAGGACTCATATACTTAACTTGATGTAGTTGTCCTTCAGATCCAGATTGTGTTGTACCAGATGGTCTTAAAATTTCAACTTCAATAACACCCATGTAGGTAGGGTCTTGGTGACTTATTACCGTAGCGAGAAACGGTCCAGGTGATTGTGCTGGAAGGTCTTTAGGTGAATAATAGTCTTGTGCGCTTGCCATAATTTATTTTTTTGCCGGAGTTGAATTATTAAATGTTTTATCTGGTGTTGATGTATAGCTCTCAGGTAATTCTTGCCCAGGAATTCTAACACCATCTATATTTTGTACAAATGTACCACCTTGGAATTTACTAGTAACACCTGTAACTTTATAAACTCCTTGCCATTGTGACACTGGTGCAGTTTTTGATTTGCCAAAATCAAACAATCCTGTTGAAAGATTTAAATCTATTGGTGTAGAAAATCCTACACTAATATGCACTTCGCCTGTTTGATGGCACATTGATCCATCAGAATTTAAATTTTGAGACACTGGTTTTGCAGAGTATGTTCCTGCGCCACTTTGAAAAATATAATATGGATCTCCAAGAATTTCTAAATTTAATTCTATCATTTCTGCTTTACTAGTTATAGCATCATGCCACAATCTAGCCGCTCGTGTGGCTTCTGTTTCATTACCACCACCGCCTTGTTTATCTGTACCTGTTATCCAGTTAACAAATCGCATTGCGGTTGACAGCGTTCCTGGATTTTTTGATGGAGCATTTCCAGGACTGTTTGGATTAATGTCTTCTTGTTTCTTATCTTTTGCTCCACTGCTATCTACTGCTTTAACATTGTCTTGTGTTTGTTTAAGTTTTGAACTGCCCATCACACCGACTATACCTAAACCAAATTCAATATTAAATTTTATAATATCAATATTTTTTCCTGTATAGATATAGTTGTAAGATTTAACTATTTCTTTCTTTAGATTGTCTATGCCAACTGGTCCGGTATTAGGACTTGCAATGTTTGAACTATGAGTAAGATAAGGGATAACTCTATATACTAATAGTCTTGGTTTTGTTCCTGTATATGGATAATTTGCAGTACTAGTAATATTATAAACTTGACAGTCAATATGCCACCATTGGCGTTGTCCTTTATCATCTACTTGTCCTGTTGACAATGCTTGTTTTGCATAATCACTATTCAACAGTACTTGATTAATAACGTTCATAATATCCATATTCTGAGTAAATTTCATTTCGCCAGTAGTGGGATCAATAAAATTATTTGCTCGAACATTGGTATCTTTATTTTTATCGTAAACCTTGTTGTCTTTTCCAACACGTTGATCACCTTTACGAGTATCAGTAAATCCTAATATTGATTTTCCTAACGCATTACAAGTTGCATCAGATTGTATCAATGTACTATTTTTACTGCTTCGTGTTACACCTAATTGTTTAGCAATTGAGTCTGCATCAACTGCGGTCGTTGCTGGCGCTGGTGTTTCAACTTTGTCGCCTCCTTTTGATCCTGTATCAGACCAATACTCGGTAGGAAATACTATTACTATTTCGTCAGGCACTTCTACAATGCCTTCTGTTTTTAATTGTTTTAATTTTGCATTAAGAACTGCTTGCAAACTTTTTTCACCAGTTTGCAAAATTTGCTGTACAGTTTTTCCTGAAACAGATATATCGCCTTTTAATCCTGCGTCAGCAAGAGAGTGTGCTTGTGCATTCCACGGAATACCTGAACAACTATACGTAGCGCCATTTTCGTTAACTGATATACTAATTTCAGTTATCTTAATAGGAATCTTACGACTTGTATTTGGAATACTTGCTATTTGTCCTGTTTCGGTGTTACCTCTAAAATCTAATGTTAGCAGAAACGGTGCTTGAACCCAATTGTCATGTCCTGCTTTTTGAGCCGCAGTTTGTAACGCTATAGGAAACATTCCCATACTATAAGGTTCTATCACAGTAAATGAAAGATTACAAACATTTGATATTGAATTTGTTTGTAATACTGGCAAGGTGGCTAATTCAAGTTTGTCAATATAGAATTCAAAAGATCCGTAAGGTGTCTTAACTCGATTTTGCGGACTAGCACTTGCATCTTTTAATATTAAAGGTATTGCTTGCCCCTTCATATATTTTGAAGGATCCTTTAGTTGTGCATCAGTCAGTACACCTAAACCTATTTGATATGTATAACTTGCATATTTAAGTAAGGGATTAGGTAGTGGTAATTTAGGTTTGGTTAACCCAGAAAAGAAGTTACTAAAAAATCCAGACGAGCCTCCTCCAGACGCCGCAGACAATCCAGTTGCCGGTCCTGATGATGCTAAAGATTTAGCCGCGGCAGCACCTGCACCAATTGCAACTGTTGCGCCTACGACTGTACCTACATTAACTCCACTCATGTTATAAACCTAAGGCAGTTTTTAAACTGCTGTTTTTACAAATATAAATTTGTGTGCCCGGTACAAAATCTAAAATAGGATCTTGTAAAACATCAAGATTTCGTTGTATAAAGACCCACCACAAATTAGAATCACCATATAAATCATATGCTAATAAATCTGGTCGGTATGTGTATTGAGGTTCAATAGTATATAGATAATCATCAGCTTCAGCACTAACTGATCTAATAGACAGTACATCTAAATGATTGTTTACTACCTCAGTAGTATACCAAGGACTTGTATTTGTATAAGTTGCCATATTAAATATATCCAAATGGGCTGTTTAAATACCCGCCGCCGACAAATCTGTCAAGGCTAAATGTACGAGCACTAGCTCTGCTGTAAATTGGTTGTAGTGTTATAGTAAACGAACTCTTAGTTGGCACATGGCTAATACCGCCACTAGTCTTTCCACCTAATCCTAAACTACCTGCTAATCCTGCAATAGCACCAACTCCGCCTGCAATACTGCTTATGCCATCAGTAAGTCCGCTTGGTATTCCTGGAAATGTATCTCCTAAGCTGTCTGATAATCCACCAATTGAATCCGCAATTCCTTCAATTGCTCCTGCCATACTGCCTACAACTGGCACACCAATGTAGTCACAGTCATTAGGCAATGTTGTATTAAATGCTGTTACAACAACTGGTACATTTTTAAAAACAAATTGTCCGTATCCGTTTAGTTTTACTACTGGTGGAGGGTTTCCTGCCTTTGGATCAAGACCAGTAAACATTTTAGTTAAACTACGTAAATAATGAACGGCAGCAATCCAATATAATCCTTCAGTAGGATCAGACACATTCATAGGTGCTGTAATTGTAATTGCTCCAGGATCACTATTTTTAAATGCTTGAAATTGAAAGTTAGTGTGTACCGTTTCAACTTTGTTATACGATGCGGCACTAGCAATAGTAATTGTAGGAGTATACGGAAATATTAATCCGCCTGCATCTTTTAATGGTGTAAGCACTGGACTATTTCTAAAGCTGGGCCATAATGGGAGACTTAATCTGACACGCCAATCGCTATCGGGAGCATCGCCTCCACCAAATGCGGCAAGTGCGCTACTTAAATCGCCAATTGCTTCTCCCGCGGCTGGTAAACTGCTCGAACGTAGTGCGCTTCCAACTTCACTTACGGCCGCTACAGCACCAGCTATATTTCTAGCAACGTTAATTGAACTAGTTGTTGAGGATATAACACCTGATCCTGCTGATACTCGTGTAATTGTTGATCCGTTAACTGCCATAATAAAATCCTCTTTTGGTACAATATTTAGTTGACTTTATAAAGTGCGTAGTTTATAATTAACAATCCGGAGAATGAATTAATGACAATACCATCAACCCCAAAAGTAAATTACTTAAACAATAAGGATATGCTAGCGGAAATACACAAGTCAAAAAGTAGTTATTGTGTTTTTGCTAAACCAGAATATCATCAATATGATTTAATTGTACCAAGTTTAGATAAGATTAATATTAGAACAATAGCTGAAGCTAAACGAAATAAAGCTAAACGGTTAGGAGATGCTGATTATCAAACTCGTAAAAAGGCTGGAGAAAAAATTAAACAAGCCGATTGCGAAGTAGATTATAAAAAGATTCCAAAACAAGATTTAATTTTTAGAGTTATGACATTTGATCATATTCCATTAAACAATACTCGTAAAAAGAATCCAAAAAGTCTAGCGGATCATAGAGATAAAGTTAACTTTCCGCCATTCCAACATTGGAAGTTTAATGAAAATGATGAATTAGAATGTGTTGGTAAAAGTCATTGGAAAGGTACTCTAGCTAAAGGCAAGTTTGATAAAGATGCTGGCCAAATTACTAACAACTTAGCTAGAATGATGTTAAAGTTATGTGAAAGGTATGCTACTCGCGGTAACGTTCGCGGCTATACTTACAATGACGAGATGAAAGGGCAAGCCATTTTGCAATTAACACAGATAGGACTACAATTTGATGAATCAAAATCAGACAATCCTTTTGCGTATTTTACTGCGGCTGTTACTAATAGCTTTGTTCGTGTTATTAATATAGAAAAGCGTAATCAAAACATCCGTGACGACATATTAGAAATGAACGGAATGAATCCAAGTTATAGCCGTACTGGTGCCGGTGAGCATGCCGCGGCGTTAAAACGACATGCAGAGGACACATCTAGTGAGTAATTTGTTTAAAAAAATCGCCGCATTTACAGACATTCATTTTGGATTGAAGTCTAATAGCTCTGTTCACAACCAGGACTGCGAAGACTTTGTAGATTGGTATATTGCTAAAGCAAAGGAGGAAGGTTGTGATACAGGTATCTTTATGGGTGATTGGCATCATAATCGTAATAGCCTTAACATTACTACAATGGATTATAGCCTCAGGGCCTTGGAGAAGTTGGGGCAAGCGTTTGATAACTTCTATTTCTTTCCTGGTAATCATGATTTGTATTACAAAGATAAACGGGACATACACTCTGTGGAATTTGGAAAATACATTCCTGGCATTACTGTCGTACACGAGCCTACTACTATTGGAGATGTCACAATGTGTCCCTGGCTTGTCGGTGAAGAGTGGAAAACAATAAGCAAAAAGGGTGGCAAATATTGCTTTGGGCATTTTGAATTGCCTAAATTCTTTATGAACGCTATGGTGCAAATGCCAGATCATGGTGAATTGCAAGTAGATGCATTTAAAGGATTTGAAATGGGGTTCAGTGGGCACTTCCATAAGCGCCAGATGAACGAAAATATGTGTTACATTGGTAATGCATTTCCGCACAACTATTCAGATGCTTGGGATGATGACAGAGGAATGATGATATTAGAATGGGGAGGACAACCTGAATTTCACAGTTGGCCTGCTCAACCTACATTCCGTACAGTTAAACTAAGCCAACTTATCGATGAAGCTGATACAATTATTAAACCTAAACAACATTTACGTGTTAGTTTAGACATTGATATCAGTTTTGAAGAAGCTAGTTTTATTAAAGAAAAGTTTATTGCTGATTATGATATCCGTGAGCTCACTTTAATTGCAGAAAAGAAAGAGATTGAGATTAATACCAACATTGATATACAAGCATTTGAAAGTATTGATCAAATTGTAAGCAATCAAATTGTAAGTATTGATTCAGATACCTACGACAAAAATACACTATTGGCGATTTATAGTAGCCTATGATTAATATTAAGGAATTAACCGTTAGAAATTTTATGAGCGTGGGTAATCAAACCCAGGCTGTAAACTTTGCACAACAAAACCTAACACTTGTACTAGGTGAAAACTTAGATCAAGGCGGAGATGACAGCGGTTCACGCAATGGTACAGGTAAAACTACTATTGTAAACGCATTAACCTTTGCTTTGTACGGACAAGCATTAACCAATATTAAAAAAGATAACCTTGTTAATAAGATTAACAACAAAGGTATGCTAGTTACACTAGCATTTGAAAAAGATGGTATTGATTATCGTATAGAACGTGGACGTAAACCTAATGTTCTTCAGTTTTATGTTAATGATGTAGAACAAAGTACAGAAGAAACTGATGACGCACAGGGCGATATGCGTGAAACACAAAAGGATTTAGATGACTTGTTAGGTATGAGTCATGATATGTTTAAACATATTGTGGCACTTAATACCTATACAGAGCCTTTCCTTAGTATGCGGGCTAACGATCAACGTGCTATTATTGAACAATTACTTGGTATTACTGTATTAAGTGAAAAAGCAGAAGCACTTAAAGAGTTAATTAAGTCCACTAAAGATGAAATTACACAAGAAAGTGCCGCTATTGAAGCTACTAAACGTAGCAACGAAGGTATACAAAAGAGTATTGATAGTTTAACAACTAAACAAAGTGCATGGAATACTCAGCAACAAGCAGAGATTGAAAAGATAGCTCGTGCTATTGTAGAGTTAGAAAGCGTGGACATAGATGCTGAGATTGCGAAGCACGGCGAGCTAAAAGCCTATGAAGAGAAGGCAGCGAAGCTGAAAAGCCTGAATAAGGAGCGGGCTACGTTAGATAGCGCGATAGCGCAAGCGGAGCGAAGCGTCACGAAGTATGATCGCGAGCTTGGCCTTCTGGCTAATAAGACCTGTCACGCCTGTGAACAAGAGCTACATGATCACAAACATGAAGAAATGACTGCTACCGCACAAGCCCACCTTGACGAGGCCCGGAAATATCACGATAAGGTCACACAAGATTTAGCTAAAATCACTGGTGAGATTGCGCAGTTAGGTGAGCTTACACAACGTCCCAACACTTATTATGACACTATCGAGCAGGCTCTCAAGCATCAAAACAACTTAAAAAGTCTGGAAACACAGCTAACAGTTAAAGCAGGAGAGTCAGATCCTTATCAAGAACAAATAGATGAGCTAAAACATACGGCTATGGTAGAAGTTTCTTGGGATCATGTCAACGCACTCAGCAGTTTAAAGGATCATCAGGAGTTCTTACTCAAGCTATTGACGTCAAAAGATTCATTTATTCGCAAGAAGATCATAGATCAGAACCTAGCTTACTTGAATAATAGGCTTACCTATTACCTTGATAAGATGGGTTTACCACATACTGTGCTGTTTCAGAACGATTTATCCGTGCTGATCACACAGTTAGGGCAAGACTTAGACTTTGATAATCTAAGTCGAGGCGAACGTAATCGACTAATCCTGGGCTTGTCGTGGGCATTCCGTGATGTTTGGGAGTCACTGTATCAGCAGATTAACTTGTTGTTTGTTGACGAGTTGATCGATAACGGCTTAGATGCGAGTGGTGTAGAAGGCGCACTGGCTGTACTTAAGAAGATGGCACGTGAACGCAAGAAGAATATATTCTTGATTTCGCACAAAGATGAACTAATTGGCCGTGTTAACAACGTATTAAAGGTTGTTAAAGAAAACGGATTCACTAGTTATGCTAACGATTTAGAAATAACCGAATGAGAGACAAGGACGAAGAGCTACATCAGCAGTTGATGGATGTGTTTCGTAAGTATTTTGCAGAGAATCAGCAGTGGTTCAATGACGATACTTACGCTAGCACCATACGACTTCGTCATTTATTATCAGATATTAGGCACATTTGCTCGGCAAGACGCAAAGAAATTAGGCTTTGGCAAATAGAAAAGCGAGCGCAGTTAGATGAACGCAAGGTTCGTCGCGCTCAAAAGAAGGCAAAGGGAGGCGGGGAAGTCGATAACTAGTTGATGTCATGGTATTATAAAGATCAATTAGTTTCAGAACTTCCTGAAGACTGTGTAGGATTCGTATATATAATCACGAATATTACATCAGGACGCATGTACATAGGCAAAAAACTAGCAAAATTCTCAAAAACTACTACTAGAACAGTAAAATTAAAGAACGGCACTAAGAAAAAAAAGAAAATCCGTAGCAAAATTGACAGCGATTGGCCCGAATATTATGGTTCAAGCCCTGAATTAACCAAGGATGTTACGCAGTTAGGTAGAGAAAACTTTAAGAGAGAGATACTTTTTTACTGTATCAGCAAGGCAGAAATGTCGTACGTAGAGGCTAGGGAACAGTTTTCACGCAAAGTTTTAGAGTCAAACGACTACTATAACGGCCATATTCAGGTGCGTGTACACGGTTCACACATTCGTAAACTCCAAGAAAACAAGGAAAAATAACGCCAAATAAGCCCGCACCGGCGTAGTTATGGTGCCCTAAATCCGTTCTGATGTGCGACGGTAAGGAATCTCTGCTTGGCGCAGAGTAACAAGTCACTATCCTTTACCGGACGATGATCAGATATGCCTATAACTGGTTTGACTTGCAGAAAACAAATTTAAAAGGCTAAAAGAAGGGAGAAAAACCCTATGTTAATATATGTGGTAGCGAATGTATATTAACAGCCGTCATATAAAGACTGCGCTCGAGGTACCGGATGACCGCCTCTGTAATGCGTTATTGCTACTGTGATCATGTTCAACTCAGATAATGTCCACGTTTTGCCCGGCTAGGGCAAAGTGTGACTGAACAATCTAGATAATATCTTAAGTGCTTCGCACTATAAATTGTTAAAAGAAATAAGAAAAGTTTGAGCGAAAGCGAAAAACAGAAGAACGCAAGTTCTTCTTTATATTAAAGGCATACGTGTTTCTTTAGTAACTTCAAGATTCTCTTTGATAACTGCATATATCATATCACGATCTTGAAAACTATAGAGATTAAGCAGTTCTGAAACTGTGACTGCGCCTCTCATATACCAAGATATTCTAAATATTTCTTGTTTAAAAGTTTTAATGTCTTCGTCTAGCCTAATTAGCCGTTGTTCTATATCTTGATTGCTGAGACCAATTAGGCTTGAACGAAAAAATTTGATTCGTCCAGTTCTACTGCAACTTTATCTTCTTTTCCACAATGCTCACATACAACGGGCATAGGAGGAACAGCCCAAGTAGCATTGTTCTTTTGATTTTGCTGTTTGATAGCATCAAACACACTCTTGTCGCTGTTTACTAGCCATTCATTGATCCATGTCTTTTCTGACACAATTTGATCGCCAATGTCAATACTTTCAACAATGCTCTTAATGATGTCTGTTTGCAAGTCAGCCAGCTGTTCAAATATTGATTTAAGCAGAGCTTTACGTTCGTCATTGTCCGGCATTGCGTCTACTTGCACCAGCTTTTGTTGCAGTTGGAAGTTGCGTAGATTAAACGCTGTGCTGTCTTTGTAGGTTAAGGGATGTAGTTTGATCACTAGATCCTTGAGCACTACAGAGTTTTCATACTGACAAGCCATATAGTGTTCAACAATTCTGTTTAGGTCAACTTCGTACTCTGAACTGTTTTCACATCCTGTGCATTTTACTGTTAGGGTTATGGTATTGCCAAATGTAGCAATACGAATTGCCGCTAGTATGATAGTGATATCAATAGTGGGCAAGTCCCAAGGATTAGTTATTGATGGGCAACAGCTGGCAATAACCTGCACTGTGCTTTCGCCTGTTAGTAGTGCATCGGGCGTTTTCATAATGATTTCGTCCATGCCAGTCATACCATACACGGGCATGTGATTGCTGTCACCTTGTATGTTGCCCGGCTGACAGTAAACGCCAGCTGAAGGTAGTTTGATAAAAATTTTAGGTTGTCTAAAATACTTCTGTAATGGATTAGTAGCCATATTAATAACTCCGGATTAGATTGTATTTATATGCGCACTTTTTGGTGGATTTTTTATTAGAAAATGAATATAGGTAAATATATGACTATGAAAGTCTACGAAATCATCAACGAAGAATGGTATAATCCCTTATCGTGGTTCCCATCGCACTCAAATGCAACTGCTAACGTTGCGAAAACACAAATATCTGCGGCCATGTCCAATGATGATTTAAAACGTGCAATGTCCGGAGAAATCAAAGTTCCCGGCATGAGTCAAAAAGAAGTTGAAGCATTGTACAAGAGCATTGCCTATGATGGCAATAAAGCCGCAAGAGCTGCCGCTTGGGAAAAGAGAGCAGTTAATCTAGGCAATATTGCTTGGGTTTTAAAGCTACTTGGTGTAGTAACTGTGTGCGCAGAACTGTGCTATAACTTGGATCAAGCTGAAGAAGCTTACATAAAAGGTCAATTAAAAACTAAAGAACAATTTCAAACTGCTCGTCAAGCATTTATTGGGCAGTGGATGATTAGATTCTTTACCCCATGGCTGTCATCTATGCTGTTGCGCAGTAAATGGGTATTGGGTATCAGTAGATTTATTTTAGGATTATTAACATTGGGCACTGGAGTGCTTGATGGTCCTGCGGCACTTGTGGGTATTGTTGCCGAGCAAGCAGTTTTTATTGCTATATCAGAATTTTTACAAAGTAAAATGTTTGAACAATGGTGCGGAGAGAATGTAGCATTGTTGGCTGTCATGGGCTACTGGCCTGACACTGCTTGGGACAATTTAAGAAAGTATCTAAGCGAAATCCCTGTGCTAAACACCTTTATGAAAAATAAAGGACAAGGATATTACGACAGCGAAAAAGAAAATCGCAAAAAAGTTAATCCAGAAGCTGATGCAGAAGAAGCTAGCATTAAAGCTGCCAATGCTAAATCAGCAAAGAACGCAGTGGTAATTGCAGGCATTCGTATAACTGATGCAGATGGTTATATTGATGACGAAGCATACTTAAATCCTAATGTACAGTACGCAATAAAAAATAATCCTACAGATCCAAATGTACAAAAAGCGGCAACACTTCCAAGACGTCCTGGATCTATTGCTGACAAACCTCTAGCACACTTAGTATAATATGGCAACAGTAGAAGAACAAATCTTAGAACAGTTAAAAGAAAACAACCGCTTACTTAAAAGCGGTGGTGGTACTAGTTCTACAACATCTGGTACCAGTACAGCTGGTGCATCTGGAGCATTAGGTGCAGTATACAAAAAAGCTGCCGATGATTTTAATCCATTAAGCCTAGCAGTAACAGGTGTTAGTGCGGCAATGGGAGCGGCTAAAAGTGTTTATTCTGATTTAGAAAGTGTAATCAAACCTAACTTAGACACTTGGAGAAAACTTAGTGATACCGGATCGTCATTTGGCGGAAGTATTGTTGACATGGCTTCAAGTGCTAAAGAAGCACGACTAAGTCTTGACTCATTTGCTAACCTTATAGAAAATAATGCAGGTAGATTTAATGGACTGTCTGGGCAAATTGGCAAAGGTGCAGATGCATTTTCTCATTTTAGTGGAGAATTTTTTGCCAGTACCAATCACGGAGTTGAAACACTAAAAGCATTAGGCTACACTACTGAAGGCATCAATGATGTATTAGCATTACAACTTAACAATTATACAACTATTGATCTTCAAGATAAGAAAGCCAAAGCAGACGCGATTGCATCTGCAACTGCTCTAGCAGTAGAAATGGATTCAATGGCTAAACTAACAGGTGTTAGCCGTAAACAACAAGAAGAAATAATGAAAAAAGCCCAAGTTGATGGGCAAGCTGAAGCTAAGTTGCGATTAATCACTGCTGGCAAGGGTGAAGAAGAAACTAGAGCTATTCGTGATAACTATGAAAAACAAAGACTAGCCGCGGCACTTCGTGGAGAAGAACAATTATTTAAAGAAACATTTGCATTAGGCACTGTGGTCAGTAAAGAAGCACAAATTCAAGTAGCAGTTAATGGCAAGCAAGCTCAAGCTACTATGGATTCAGCTAATGCCGCAGTAAAAGGAAATATTGAAGAATCTCAACAATTTTCTCAGCAAGCAACTCAAGAGATGTTAAAAAATCAAAAAGATGCAAACTATCTAACAATGGCAACTCTTGGACCTTTAAATGCAGTAGGTAAAGCTACTAGTGATCAACTAACAACTAATTTACCTTTATATAAAGCTGAACAAGCTGTTAGAGCAGAGATGATGAAAGATGAAAAGTTTGCCGCACTTTCAAAAGACGAACAAGACAAACGCATTTATCAAGAAGCACTTAATAGAGCTAAAGCGCCACCTACTGGTCCATCAGCTGAAAGCACTAAGATGTTAGTTAATTTAGAATCACGTGCTGACGATGTAGCTAACGCATTGCAACAAGGCATTGTTAAACCAATGAATGAAGATGTTGCCCCTGCACTGAAAAAATTTAACGAAGGGCTAATTGGTGGCAATGTAACTTACAATGGAAAGCAAACAACATTTGCTAGAGCTTCAGCAGAAACCGTAGCAAGTGAATTTAAAAATCCTCCATCTACTCAAGGACCCAATTCTAGTCCAATAATTAATGCATCAGCTAATTCAAAAGCTCCTGAGTATACCGGTGAAGGGCTTTTAAAAGGTCTAGCCGATTTAGGTAGAACTGCTGATTTGTTACTAGTTAGAACTGTAAATGCCGCAAGTGATGATAAGAGTCGTGCTAATGGTCGTGCTAATGGTAGTCCAGGCATTAGCTCATTCTTAGGAGGCGGCAATTTTAACAGCATGTTTGAAAATTTTGGTGCAGGTACACCTATGACATTACATGGTGAGGAAGTAGTTGCTACTAAAGAACAAATGAATCAAATAATGCAAAAGGCTCAAGGTGCTATTGGGTCTGCTCAAAATATGTTTGGCAATGCAAAATCCACTCTAGATGACGTTGTACAAGGCTTAGAACGATTAAATAGTAGCATAATGCAGGCAGTGTCTCACATGTCTTCTGTTGCAGATAATGCACAGAAACAAGTTAAAGCTACTAAGAGTTTGTCAAACAATAGATACGCAGGATAACAGATGAGTTGGAAAAAATACTTTACCCCAGTACCAGTTAACGGCGAAATGCTCAGCCCAGTCAATGGGCAGTTTAATGGTACCCGCCCAGGCCCAGCTCGAACTAATTATTCTAGCTATCTTCCAGATGTTTACACCGGCAGTCCAAATCGTGTTGAGCGTTACGGTCAATACGAAGTTATGGATAGTGATCCAGAAGTTAACGCGGCACTGGATATTCTTGCAGAATTTTGCACACAAAAATTAAAAGATGGTAAAAGTCCATTTGCTGTACACTGGCGCAGTAAAGCCACTAATGCTGAAGTAAAAATCTTAGGCGAGTACTTGCAACAATGGAATAAACTACAAAAGTTTGACACTCGTATTTTTAAAATTGTACGTAATGTATTCAAATACGGCGATGCTTTCTTTATTCGTGATCCAGAAAATCAAAAGTGGTCTTGGGTAGATCCTGCCCAGTTGATTAAGATTATTGTCAACGAGTCAGAAGGCAAGAAACCAGAACAGTATATTATTAAAGACCTAGCACCTAACTTTGAAAGTCTAGTTGCTACTATGATTACTCCACAAGTTGGCCCACGTCAAGGCGGCCAAGGTTCGCAAACTCCAGGCGGAGCCTATGGTGGTGGTGGATCAGCAGGTGGAACTGGTAGCAAAGGTCCTACAGCCGGTAACGCAACACGTTTTGGACTTAATCAGAAAGAGTCAGCAGTTGACGCTAAACACGTAGTACACCTAAGTTTATCAGAAGGATTAGACAATAACTATCCATTTGGTAACAGTTTATTAGAAAACGTTTTTAAAGTATACAAGCAAAAAGAATTGCTTGAAGATGCTATTTTAATCTATCGTATAAGCCGCGCACCGGAGCGCAGAGTGTTTACCATTGACGTTGGTAACATGCCAAGTCACTTGGCAATGGCATTCGTAGAACGTGTTAAAAATGAAATTCATCAGCGCAGAATCCCAAGTCAAACAGGTGGCGGGCAAAATGTCATAGACTCTGCGTATAACCCTTTGAGTATTAACGAAGATTACTTCTTTCCTAAGACTGCTAACGGTCAAGGAAGTGACGTTAAGATGTTAGAAGGTGGTAAAAACATTGGTGAAATTGATGATTTAAAATACTTTACCAACAAGTTATTCCGTGGTTTGCGTATTCCAAGTAGCTACTTGCCAACTGGTGCAGAAGACAGTCAAAATCAATTTAATGACGGTCGTGTTGGTACAGCATACATTCAAGAACTGCGTTTTAACAAGTATTGCGAACGCTTACAAAGTCTAATTACTACAATATTTGACGAAGAATTTAAGTTATACATGCACAGCAAAGGTGTAAACATTGACCCTAGCTTGTTTGAATTAACATTTAATCCGCCAATGAACTTTGCTAGTAGCAAGCAAGCGGCTATTGATGCAGAGCGTATCAATACATTTAATACAGTACAAGCTATTCCTTATATCAGTAAACGCTTTGCAGTTAAACGATTCCTTGGTTTAACTGATGAAGAGATTGCAGAAAATGAACGTTTATGGGGCGAAGAAAACGGTAAAGGACAACCTACAAGCACTGATGCCGCCGGTGAAATGCGTTCAGCAGGATTATCTGCAAGCGGTATTGAAGGCGATTTAGGTGCGGCAGCTGATATGACTGCACCAGAAGATATGCAAAATCCAGAAGCACAAGCTGGCGCTCCAGGTAGTCCAGGCGGTACTCCAGGCGCACCTAGTGGCCCTCCAGGTGGCGCCGCGGGTCCAGTTGCATAAATATAGTATGATCCTAAGAGAATTATTTTATATTGATCCTGACACGAGACACGTGGCTAATGACTTGCGTTACGATGCAGGTCGTGATAACGCTATGTTGCATCGCGACGACACTCGTAAAACAAGATTAACTCTTAGACAAATAAACGAACTAAGAAAAAGCACAGAAGCACATATTTTAGAGCAAGAAAGAGAATTAGAATTCATAACCGCAATGTATGCGGCACCTGCTCCGGAAGCTGGCGCTCCTGCTTAATCATCAAAAATTGTCAAAACGACTCGTTTTTGACACATATCCGCCTACTTTTTTAATAAATTTGTAAATATATTACAGCCTTGTATCTATAATCACAGGAGAACACAACATGACTGACCGCGCTCAATTTGAAGCAATGCTTGAAGCTTTGATCAATGAAGATCAAGAAACAGCAAAAGAGATTTTTCACAATATCGTAGTAGGCAAAAGCCGAGAAATCTACGAAGAATTATTAGAATCTGATTTTAAACAAGATCAGGGTAATCCTTACAAAGAAGAGGAAGAAGAGGAAGAAGAAAGTTTTGAACCTAAATCTTCTGAAGAAGGTGAGGAAGAAGAGGAAGAAGAGGAAGATGATGGCGCTGAAGACGACGCAGAAGATGACGGCGCTGAAGACGACGCAGAAGATGACGGCGAAGAAGATCCATTCGGCGGCGAAGAAGACGGCGAAGGCGAAGAAGGCGGTGATATGGAAGACCGCGTTATGGACCTAGAAGACGCACTAGAAGACCTAAAAGCAGAGTTTGAACAACTATTGCAAGGCGAAGAACACGAAGAAGAAAACGAGCCAGGCATTCATGGCGACGGTGAACCAATGCACGATTTAGATGCAGAAATGCATGGCGGAGAGCATGACGGCGCTGGTCCAGATGAATTAGCAGGACTAATGGAATACGTTAACAAGATTGGTGTACCATACGGTCAAGGTGCTTACATTGCTAATACAACAGAATTACAAAACGTTGGTGCAAGTACTGGCGGCAGCTACAAAGCTTCTGGCAATACAAAATCATTAATTGACAACATGAAGAACGATATGGGTGGTACAACTGCTAACATCGCTCAGAACCATGTTGAAGTACACGGTGACGCAGGTGTTAAAGCTGGCGGAACAAAAGGTGGTTTGGAAGCTCCAACTACTAAGCCATTGATTGGTAAAGTACAAAATACACCAGGTGTTGATGCAGGTAAGACAGGTTTCAAGACTCGCGTAAAAGGCGGCGGTATTGATGCACAGTCTGGCTTTGATCAACCAGGTAAGCAAGTAGGCGCTAAAGATTCAAGCGGACGTGGCGAAAGCAACACGAAGTCTTTAATCAGTAAGCGTGTACGTTAATTAGGACACAACATTGAAAAATATGTTATATCTCCGAGAGAATCTCAGTTTCAACGAAGCAAAAATGATCGTTGAGTCTGATGACAAAGACGGGAAAAATTTATACATGTCTGGTATTTGCATCCAAGGAGGAATCCGTAATGCAAACCAGCGTGTGTACCCTGTGAGCGAGATTGGCAAGGCTGTCAAAACCCTTAACGATCAGATTCAAAACGGTTATTCAGTTCTCGGAGAAGTGGATCATCCAGATGATCTAAAAATTAACCTGGACCGTGTAAGCCATATGATAGTTAATATGTGGATGGACGGTCCTAATGGTTACGGTAAACTGAAAATTTTACCAACCCCTATGGGACAACTAATTCGCACAATGCTAGAAAGCGGAGTCAAGTTAGGTGTTTCAAGTCGCGGATCCGGAAACGTCAGGGATGACGGATCCGGTGAAGTATCAGATTTTGAGATTATCACAGTAGATATGGTAGCTCAACCTAGTGCTCCTGGAGCATATCCCACACCAATTTATGAACACCTTATGAATAATAAGGGAGGA